GAAGGTTCGTTAAATGTAAATTCTTAAATGTTATACTAATATGATTAAAAATATAATAGATTTGTTAGCAATGGGAGAATTCTATGGTATATCCAGAGAAGTTGACACGGCTAAAGGAAAATATAAGATTCCATATAGTTGGAAAGAAGCAAAACAACAAATAAAACGCATTTGGTATGGCAGATAATACAACAACCTACACAGCCGTTATTGAAACAAAAGTTACTGGTGCCGATGAGGTTGGTGATTTAGGTGATAAGGCCGAAGGAGCTGATGGTAAATTTAAATCTTTAAGGTCACAAATTAGAGAAACTACTGTTGCTCTACAAAAACTTGCTGATGAAGGTAAGACTGGTACTAAAGAATTCCAAGACCTATCAGATGAATTAGATAATTTAAATGATTCACAACAAAGAGTTGCTTTCCAATCTGCTCAAATAGAAGATAAGTTAGCAGCATTACCTGGTCCTATTGGTGCCATTGGTAAATCATTTCAAAGTGCTAAAAATGCAGTTGATACATTTGGTAAAACATTAGCTGTATCATTGGGTATTATAGGTTTATTAGTTTCAGCTTTCTTAGCAATTAAAGAATCATTAAGTAGAACTGAAGAAGGACAAGCTAAGTTAAATAAGATTACTGAAGCATTTACTAAGATAATGAACGGAGTGTTTGCTATCATAGAACCAATTGCTAATCTATTCGCTGATTTAGTAATTCAATTATTATCATCTGATAAGGCGATGAAAGCCCTATCTACCGCTGCTGGTGTATTATCAGCAACATTTACAGTACTATTCAATGTAGGTAAAACCTTAGTAGGATTTATTGTAAACAATATGATTAATGCTTTCAAAACATTATCAGAAGTTGCAGGTGGTGCAGGTAAAGTTTTAAAGGGTGTGTTTACCTTTGATTTAGACTTAATTAAGGAAGGTGTATCTCAGGTGGGTGATGGTATCAAAAACGGATTTAAAGCTACTGTTGACAATGTAAGGAACACTGTGAAGGGTATTGGTACAGGTATTGCAGATGGCATTAAGAGTGGAATGGAGCAAGGCTCTAAAGCATTCACAGCCGGTAGTAAAAGATTAACTGAAGCTGAAAAGAAAGCAGCTGAAGAAAGGAAGAAAGCTGCTTTGGAAGCTGGTAAGAAATTAACTGAAGAACAAAAGAAAGAAGCTGAACAAAGAGCAAAAGATTTAGAAGCTGCTAGTAAAGTAGAAACTGAAGCTTATCTTGCTACATTAGATGCTAGAGATAAAGAAGTATTTAAGAGAGGACAGAAATTAAATGAAGATATAAAAGCATTAGAAAAAGCTGGTATTAAAGATTTAACTGCTGTTAAGGAAGCTTATCGTTTAGATGTATTAGCAATCAATACAAAATACGATGAGGAAGAAGCTAAGAAGATAGAAGAAAAGAAAACTAAAGATAAAGAAGCAGCTAAATTAGCATTTGAAGAAGCTGTATTAAATAATGAGAATCAAACTCAATTAGTTGAAAATAGATACAATCAAGAAATTGCTATTGTAAATGATAGAGAAAAGTTATTGTTATCTGCAATTGGTTTAAGTGAAGAACAAAAGAAAGCAATTCAAGAACAAGCTGCAACTGACAGATTAGCATTACAAAGTGGAAGATATGATGAATTAATCGCCGTAATTGATGCAAAAGAGAAGTTAGCACTTTCTAATACCGAACTTAATGAAGCTCAGAAAACTAAGATACAATTAGATGCAATTGCTGAAAGAAAAGCAATTGAGCAATTAGCTACTGAAGATGCTATATTAGGTATTGATACAGAGTTAGAGAGAATAGGAACAACCTTTGATAGAAAGAAAGAGTTGATTGGATTGAAGGAAGCTGAATTACTTTCACAAGAAGGTTTAACTGAGAATCAAAGAACTGCTATTAGACAACAAGGTGCAGATGAAAGAGCAGCAATTGATATGGCTGAAATGGAAGCTAGAGTTGCTTTACAAAATGCTCAATTAGATTTAGCTGCACAATTTGGTGGATTATTAAAAACATTGGCTGGAGAGAATAAGAAGGTAGCAATCGCTGGAGTAGTTGTAGAACAAGCTGCAGCAATTGGTAAGATATTAGTTAATACAGGTATTGCTAATGCTAAAGCAGTAGCAGCATCTCCATTAACATTTGGAGCACCTTGGGTGGCTATCAACTCTATTAGTGCAGCATTGAGTATCGCATCATCTATTGCAGCTGGTGTTAAAGCAATTCAACAAATCAATTCAGCTGGAAGTGGTGGTGGAGCAGCAAGTAGTGGTGGAGCAATACCTGGTAAATCAGGCGCAGGTTCAGCACCAGCAGTTCCACAAATTGAAAGAACTGCAGTACCACAAATAACAGGTACAACAGGTCAAGCATCACCTGGCGCTCAGATAGCTGGAACGATAGCTAAATCATCTGAAAAACCAATTAAAGCATATGTGGTTAGTGGTGATGTAACTTCTCAACAGGCTTTAGATAGAAGAACAACTAGAGCAGCTACATTTAGTGGTGGTACAAACGGATAATTAATTGTTAAAATAGTAATATGATATACGAATTAGTAATAGAAGATGAGAATATAGATGAGGTTTTTGCTATTTCATTAGTAGAAGAACCAGCTATTGAATCTAACTTTGTATTTTTTGATAAAGAAAAGGTACAATTTGCAGCATTAAGTGATGAGAAACGTTTAGTAATGGGACCTATTTTAATTCCTGATAAGCAAATATTAAGAGTAGATGGAGAAGGAAAACCTTATCATGTATTCTTTAAACCTGAAACAATTAAGAAGTTATCGGAAATGTACTTAAAAAAGAAGTACACAGATAAATCAACATTAGAGCATGATAAGAAACTTAATGGAGTTACGCTTGTTGAAAGTTGGATTAAAGAAAGTATTACCAAAGATAAATCAGCTTTGTATAATCTTAATGTTCCGGTTGGTACTTGGATGGGTACGTTTAAGATTGATAATGATGAGATTTGGAATGATTATGTAAAGACTGGTGAAGTTAAAGGATTTAGCATAGAGGGTTTATTTGGGCATAATTTGGTTTCAGCAGCATTAGTGGAGGAATTATACCTAAGTAAAGAGATAAGCGATTTAAGCGAACAGGAAGCGGCAATGGTACTAAGTAAGATTGAAGCAATGTTTGAATCTTATTCTGACTATGGTGAAGGTATTCGTAATAATGCCAAAAGAGGTATTGAATTAAACGAAAAGAATAATAACAAATGTGCAACTCAGGTAGGTAAAGTGAGAGCACAACAATTAGCAAATGGAGAAGCGATATCAGTTGAGACATTAAAGAGAATGTACTCATACCTTAGTAGAGCAGAAACATATTACGATGAAACGGATATGAATGCTTGTGGTACTATATCATTCCTATTATGGGGTGGTAAAGCAGGGCTCGCATATAGTAGAAATAAATTAAAAGAATTAGGTATATTAGAGGAAGGTGAACAACCATCGGTAAATTCAACTTACCCTGGCCAAGCAGCTAGTGGGAGTGTAGCACCTGCTTTATTAGCAGTAGAAGGTTGTCCTGAATCAACACAAAATATAGCACTAAACATAGAGAATAGACAAAAGTGTATAGATGAAGCAAATTACGGGCCACTTAACCCAAACGAAGCAAACGAAGATTATTGGAAAGCAAAAGCAGACCAATTCGGAGCAAATGTTGAAGAAGCAAAAAAAGCCCTTTGTGGTAACTGTGTATTCTTTTACCGAACTCCAGAAATACTTAAGTGTATCGCAGAAGGATTAGGTGAAGAAGTAGACCCATACGAAGCTATTGAAGCTGGTGAGATTGGGTATTGTGAGGCTTATGATTTTAAATGTGCAGCAAGTAGAACTTGTGATGCATGGGTAGTAGGTGGACCTATTACAATGGCTGAAGTAGGACCTAGAGGTGGAATTAAAGAATCACCTAAAGCACCTAAATCAGATACAAAGAATCCTAACCCTAAAGGTGAAGGTACTGCTAAAGGAGATGCATCAGGCAAATCTGCTAAAGTAACTGCTGAGCAAGAGAAAACATTACAAGGTAAGGTTGATGATTTTAATAAAAAAGAATCTAATACTAAGAATGGTAATGCTACATTAGGACAACTTAAATCAGTATTCCAAAGAGGGTTAGGTGCATACAATACATCACGTTCTCCAGTAGTTAAATCAGCAGAACAATGGGCATACGCTAGAGTAAACGCTTATTTATATTTACTAAAGAATGGTAGACCCGAAAATGCAAAGTACACAACTGATTACGATTTATTACCTAAAGGACATCCAAAAGCACAATAATGAATATAAGTTCAGTATATAAGAAGTATTTAAAATTCGCTGAGAAAAGAGTAATGTCACGCAGAGCTCTTAGAGCTAAAACATTAAATTGGAATAGACCATTTAAACTTTGGGGAACAACTATTGAAGGTGATTCATACGCAGGTAGAGAACTATTCTCATTCGCTGGTCCATCTCGTTCGCCTGGCGTACCATACAACTATAATGCTTTTGGATATATGATATTCTATGATATGAACAAAGGAGCTTATAGAACTTTTGTTTATGACCTTATTACTGCATTTGAGCAGGATGGTGTTAAGTACGATATAGTTTAATAGGAAGCAGCAAGACCTGCTTTATATAATTCTTTTCTTATTGTATATTCTTCTACATTAAACTTTTTAGATAATCCAACGATACTAAGTCCACCTTTATTTGGTGTGTAATTTTCTACACAAAATTTTACTTCTTCTTCGGTTAATTCAGCTTTATCCCAAAATGGAATTGGTTTGCCTGTTTTTAACCATTCCTTACTAAATACGCTAAAGTGCATTTGTAATCTATTGAATACCTTTGTAATATAATGTCTATCAATTTTGTATCCATTTATTTCAGTTAAATCATTCATTATATTTCTACGATTGAAATCCTCAATAGAATCTATATCACGTAGAAAATCAATAACTGCAGCTACTACAATATTTCCTTTCTTAGTACTAACAAATCTATCTTTATTCTCAGCCATATAATCTACGAATGCATGTAATAGTTTAGCAGAAATTTCCATTTCCTCTAATCGTTTAGAACTATCATCAGCTATATCCCAATTTTCATTTAGGTAATCTAACTTAAGTGTTTTCTTTGTACCTGTATATCCTCTCATATTGTGAAAGATATAGTAATTACGAGCACATACTGTAAAGTAAGAGAATGCTTTTCCTTTACCTTCTTTAATCCTACACATTCTTTCCGAAAGATATGAAGTACAATCCATCATAATATCTAACATCTCACCATCCATATAGGTTGGTTTAATTTTATTATACATTACTTCAGCAATCTTATAGATAGCTGGATATATTACCCTAAACAATCTATCTCTTTCAGTTTGAGTTTCTGCTTTATTATATAGCTGTATTGCTTCCTCAACTGATTCGTTAAAGTAATTGGAAGCACTATTAGGATTTTTCTTACGTGGCATTGTAACTTTTGCTTTATATTATAACAAATTAGTGGATGATTGTTATATTGGTATAAAGATACGAAAAATAACTGATAAAACCAAATAATATGCCAATACCTAAACCAACTGCAGCAGAAACCCAAAATGATTATGTGGGGCGTTGTATGAGTGATATTAGTGGTGAATACCCACAAGACCAAGCAGTAGCTATATGCATTTCTACTTATCAAAGAGGTGAGATGAGTAAACAAAAGTTTTCAGACCCACAAAAGAGAGTAGTAGCTAAACTAAACTTTGATGCAAAATTTGAAGGAATAAATTTAGCACCTGAAGGAGAAGATGGTCCTTGTTGGGATGGATACGAACAAATTGGAACTAAGACATTAGATGGTAGAGAAGTACCTAATTGTGTACCTATAAAGGATTAAAATACGATAGTTATATAAGGCGCCTGCCAGCGAACGTAACAAACGTATAAAGACCTCCTAATTGGAGGTCTTTTTTTGTTTAATCACGCATTATATTATCTGCTATACTAAAATGTAATTTAGAATATTTGTTATTAAATTCACCACATTTATATCCATATGCAGATGTGTTTTTGCATCTACCTTTTAAGGTGAAAGCTCTTTTTAAGTATTTATCTATATAGATTGTATAATAACCTAATTCATTTTTAGGTAAAAAATACTCACTACCCATTTTTGGGGCAGTATTTAATATAGTATCTATACTGATACTACTCCTATGTGAATTGTATTCATAAAATACACCCGAGCAATGTTCAACATAATATGTTTCCTTGCCAATTCCAATAATAACTTTTGTCATTTTGTTTTGTTTTAATTGTTTATAATACTCAAATATACACCTTTTTACTGTAATAACCTAATTTTTAGGTACTTTTTTATAACTTATTGATTATCAACACGTTATGCTTAACTTACTGATAATCAACCAGTTATAAAATGTGGATAAGTTGTGGATAACTTTAGGGTATAAATTTTGGTACTTCAAGCTTTTTTCGTATCTTTATATAAATGAGGGAACTACTAACAAAATATACTAATTTAACTAAAGCATTGATAATCAATGAGTTAAAAAATAGTTTATTGAGTATCAACACGTTACGATTTAACCTCCAAAAAAAGTTACTAAAAGGCTTGGAAATACCAAATAACCTTCGTATCTTTATTATATAAGGGTTGAGGGTATTCCTCTCCCACAAACAAAAAGAGTGGTTGGTTATACTAACCAGAACATTATGAAAAATCATAAACAACAATTATTGAATCTTAAAAGTGAATTAAGAAACTACGGAGTTATTACCAAATATGGTAATTGTATTTCGCAGGGAAATCCATCACCTTTTTTAACTAATCCAAAATTTCAAATTTGTTATGAAGAAGTTGGTGAATACAACGATGTTGAAACAAAAGCTGGATTTAGGGTTTCTTTTGAAAATGGAGAAGTTTCTCCAATATGGTCACTTAATACAGTAGTTTCTTTCCTAAAATAGTAACTAATTGATTATCAATGAGTTATGTATTAGGGTAAAATATATGCCTAACTCATTGATTTTCAATCAAAAATCTTTCAAAAAAACTACTAAAATATTTGGTAGTTTCAAAAGTTCTTTGTATCTTTATTATATAAGGGATGAGGGTATTCCTCTCCCCAACCAAAACCTTATGGTGTAACAGGTCAACCAAATAAAAGTTATGGAAACAATAAATCAATTCCAAAAATTAGGTTTTTCAAACCCAATCAAATCAGTAGGTGGATTCCAACCAAACTGGAATGATACTACATTAAGTTACGATGAGTTTAAAATTGTATTTAGTGAATCAAATGACCCATTATGGCCAGGTGCTTTTCAACATTCATTGCTTATAAATGATGAATACATATTCTCTCACGCTATTTTAAGTGAATTCATTGAGGATGTTCAATCCTATATTGATGTTAAACAAATAAAATAAAACAAAATAAAACAAACAGTTATGAAAAATTACAATGAAATGTTTCAAAGTGAAAAGTATTTCACACACAATGAAGTAACCTACTATCTTAAAGAATGGTTAAAGGATGAAATTAAAGAGTGTAATAAAAGAATTACTAGCGCCGAATCGGTACTAAAATTAACCGATTGTTTACCTGAAAACTATACACTATCCCAAAGAGAATGGGAAATTATTACTTTAAGGAGGGATTGGTTAGTTTTACAACTTAACGTATTAAACTCATTTTAAGGGGTATTCCTGAGGTTTTAAGGGTTAGGTAGGGTATTTCCCTACCTTTCCTATTTTAACCCCTTAAATCGGTTAAAAAGGGGCTAATATGTAACTCATTGATAATCAATCACTTAGAAAATAGTTTATTGATTATCAACGAGTTACGCATTTCACCCCTAAAAAAACTACTTAAATATTTGGAAATATGGATACTTCTTCGTATCTTTATTGTATTAAGGGTTGAGGGTATTCTTCAACCTACAAATAAAACCTTATGGTGTATAGGTAACCAAACAAAAACTATGAGTAAAATGACACTCAAACAAACGGAATCAATTGTAGGTACTGAAACATTAGAGTTTCCATCAAATCCTATTAGTGGTATTGAAACATTAAAGTTTCCATTAGTAGTAAAATTTCAATCAGCTGAAGAAATGTTTGAATCAATAGATAATTATCTATTTGAGATTTTATGTGATTGTATGTTATCAAAAATAACAAACAAGCCCCTCTTAAATCAAGATGGTTCACATGTTGAAGTAGATAGCCCAATTTTAGTATTAAGTTATGATGGAGAAGAAGATTGCCAGGTATTAAGATATTCAGATACTCTTATTGAAAACTCATATCCAAATGTATTAAACAATTTAATTCAAAAAGAAGAATATGAATTATGTGATACACTACAATCATTTAACGAATTATATAACAATAAAAAATAATCAAACAATGGGGAGTTGAAATATACTCCCCTTAATTTAAAACAAAACCTCTATATCCCCGTAGGTAACCAAACGGAGAGAAATAAAAATGGCAAATACAATCAATCACACCGAATCATTAAAGGATTACCTTAAGGTTCAATTAGAAGAAACCTATGATAAAATATTATGGGCTCAACAAGAAAACCATCCATCTTCTAAAGAAAGAGTAGATACATTACTTTTTAGAAAAGCATGGATACAAACGGAATTAAACAACATTTATTACAGAAAAGGATTATCACTAAACAAATAAATTATGAACGGAGTTTACATAAATAAAGTTGAGAATGGTAAGATTACCATTACAACTTCAAATGGTTTATATACTAAACCAACAAATACAATTGAGTTAAAAGATATTACTGAATTGGAGTATTTAACTAAATCATTAAATGATTATATTAAATTTGTTAAAGATGGAAGATAGATTATTATCCGTTGAGAGGCGCTTAACGGCGCTTCTCAATTCTCTATCTAAAGAAATGAAGGATAGAGTAGAAGAAGAAAAGTTTATATTAAGAAAGGAAACTGGTACACAATACAAAGTACAATTCCTTATTGAAACTGATAAAGGTACTAAACCTATTACAATAGATAACATATGGGCATGGAGTGATAAGGATGCAATCTATGTAGGTAGTACAGTTTATGTTAAGCCTGAAATGGATAGGTTACAAAATAATGGGGTTATCCGTTTCTATAAGATTATAAATAAAAAAATATTATAAAGTTATCCACATTTTTGGTGTTTGGAAAAACTACTTAGTATTTATATGTAGGATAAACAAAAATAAAATAAAATGGTACAACAAAACACAACTAAGATTATAAGAAGTGTCAATACTTCTAAACACAATTTCACACCTATTTCAAATGAATTAATTCAAAATAATAAACTAACTTTAGAAGCTAGGGCTTTGGTTATGTTTATTATTTCTTTACCTGAAAGTTGGATTATATACAAATGTCAGGTTCAAAAAGCTCTTAATATGAATAAAACAAAATTCAATAGAGTTTGGAAAGAATGTGTTATTGCCGGATACATTAAAGTAATTAAAGAAAGAGCTGCATTGGGTAGATTTAACTATCATTACCTTATTACTGATAGATTAACCGAAGGTGGATTAACCGCAGGTGGATTTTCGGTAGGTGGAGAATCTGTATCTAAAGAAAAGAAAGAAGAAGAAAAGATAAATAAAGAAAAGAATATACAAGAAAAGATTAGCAGTATACCAGGTAACAGTGTTACTTCATTTGCTGATATTTTTAATTCAAATCTTTCTCAAGAAGATATATTAAATTATATAAGAAATTAATAGGTAGTTTCAGATATTATTCGTATCTTTACAAAACAATAAAACAATATGTTAGAAGTTAAAAAAACAAATGAGGGAGTTGTATTATCCCTATCCTTTCAGTTAGATAAAGAAGATGCTACTGAATTGATTAAAGATTTACAGGCTTATGTAGATAGACCTACATTCAAAGGAATTAAAGAATCATCAATTGATTGGAAAGCTTATGACGAAGCTAAAGTTCAAAATGAATCTAAGAATAAATTAGCAGAAGAATTAAGAAGATGCTTTGTTGACGTATTAGATACAGAGTATTTAGAAACTAAATTTGCTACAACATATAAGTTGGATGCATTAAATAGAGAGATTGAAATCACTCGTAAAAAACTAAAAGAATTAAAAAATAAATAATATGAACTTGAATGAAATCTTAAGTAAGAAATCAAATGAAGTGACCAAAGAAGAAATGGCATTTGTATTTGAGAATTTAGATTGGGCTAAATTAGCATCAAAGTATGCAGAGAACGTTGGTGATATTGATTTTGAAATCCCAGCAGAAGAATTAAAAAACTACATTAGAGTAGAAGAAGATAAAAAAGATTAGGGACAATATGTTACGTTTGAATACTTATAATAAGCTGGAGGTCTTTTTCTTATCTAAATTGCCATTTTTATATTTTATCCTCCTTCAGCTTACCCTATATTTTGAGAGGCTGGTGTCATTTCCAGTCTCTCTTTTTTATGCTTGCTTTTCTAAACTACTAATATTTATACATACAAAATAATATACAATGGCAAAGATTGAAATTAAAGATTTAAAAGGATTTCCTGATTACTACGCTGGTAATGATGGATTAATCTATACAACAAAGATATCTCCTAGATACAATCCTAAAGGAGATTTAAGAGTACTTAAACCACGCACACACCCATCAGGGTATTTATACTATGGATTATTCATAGGTAAAGGACCTAACAAACAAAGATTATGGAGACGTGGGCATCGTTTGATAGCTCAAACATTTTTAGGTAAGATTCCTAAAGGTTTAGAAGTTAATCACAAAGACGGTGACAAACATAATAATCATCCTGATAACTTAGAGTATATGACAAGACAACAAAACATTACTCACTATCATACAGTAACTAAACCAAATAGAAATGTGTATAATTAAATTAGGAAACATAGTAGATGGATTAATAAACGTAATCACATTGGGGCATGGTAAAGATTTAGCAGGATGGATAGCTAAAAGATTCTTTAACTTAGATGATTGTGGATGTGAAAGGAGAAGAATATATCTAAATGAGTTATGCGGATGTAAAGAAGGAATTAAATTATAATATATGTCAGAACAAACAGCACCTGTACCAGAAAGCAAATACGCACCGCTTAACTTACAAGAGTTTCAAGAGTTAAGAGAACACTTAGAAGGAGTTAAATCATTCTTACCTGAGCATCTAATGGGTACTCTATGGGAGAAATGTAATCGTATAAGAGGTGAAAGAATCAATCAACCTTGCAGTTGTAAATCATCAGCCGGTCTATGGGGATTATGTGTTTCGGACTTGAGACAATTTGTAAGAACTAAAGATGCAGAATAAGAGATTAGAAAATACAAAACGATTAGAAGTATTGTATAAAGAATCTCACAAATGGCTATTAGCAGCTACATTCAATATTGTAAAGGATAAAGATGTAGCAGAAGATTTAGTAGGAGAACTTTATGTTTACTTAGGAGAAAGAGTTAATCCTGCTTTATGGTGGGGACAATCATTTAATGTAATGTATTGTTACTCATTTCTTAAAAGTAGATTCCTAAACAAAGTAAAGAGAGATAAGAAGATTCAATA